CGGCATCGCCCTTAGCGATCTTCGCCTGGAGGGCAGGGTCAGACTCCAACCGATCGGCCTCAGCCTGGACGGACATCCGGCCTGCCGTGTACGAGCGGCGGAGGTTGGCCTCCAGCGCGTCGACAAGGTCCTTCTTCCCAGGCACCGGGCGGAGCATCGCGTCTTCGAGCGTCGGGGCCGTCGACAGTTCCTTGCCGTAGCCGTCTGCGATGCGCTCGCGCCAGTCCGCGATGATGCGCGCCTGCTCCTCCTTGCCGGCGTTCGTGGCGCCCAGCGTCTCGGAGTAGCGCACCACCTCTTCGGCAGCGCGCACCGGGCGACCGCGGGGGCCGGTCACGAAGCGATCGGCGGAGACGTCGGCGAGGGTCAGGCGCTCGGTCGCGGCGGTTTCCTGCTCCTCGGCCGTCTCGTCATCCACCTCGTCGTCGGCCGGCTTGCTCGCCACCTCGGGAGCTGCGTCCTGCTCCTCGGCGATCTCCTCGTCGACCTCGTCCTCGTCGGGAGTCTCTGGCTCATCCTCCGGCTCGGGACGGGGAGGCAGCGCCATCACGTCGCGGAGTCGGTCCTCGACACTGCGATCAGAGTCCACGACAGACCCGGCTGCCTCAGCCTCGACAACAGCCTTGACGTACGCGGCCGGGTCGCCGATGCGAATCTCGGGAGCCTTGACGACAGGGAAGCGCCGCAGGTCCGGGAAGTTCTTAGCCAGCAGCCGCTTGGTCGGGGCGTGCCGACCCACCGACAGATCAGAGGCAATCTTGTTCGCCGCCTGCTGGAGGCCCAGCGAGAAGAACTGCACCTGTCCGTCGTGGAGGCTGAGCGCGCCCTTCGTCTCGCCAGTCCGCAGGAACGTGGCGTGAACCGAGGTGAGCATCGCGTGGCCCTTGGCGACGATGGCCTCCCGGATCTGATCGCCGTCGAACTTGAACTCGATCTCCTCGATGGAGTAGCCGACCGGCATCATGTTCGCGGCGTAGACGCCAGCCCGGTAGTTCTGGGCTGCTCGGTTCACCGCGGAGACCGTGGCGTCGGTCCCGTCGAAGCCGCGCACCGTCGGGTCCACCTTGATCACCGGAGTCGGGTAGGCGTACCGGGTGTACCCCTGAGCCTCCAGCTTGCGGAACGTCGACCGCGCCATCCAGTCGCCCCAGCAGGAGCGGAACGCGCCCATCGGCGAGGGGTTGTCGCCCTCCGGCATGTAGCGCAGGTTCAGCAGTTCATCCGCCGTCAGCGTGGCGCCCTTGCTCGACTGCATCGCCGACGAGCCGACCGGCCGATCCTCGTTCGAGGCCCACTGCCTGATCCCGTATCGGCCGTCAGCCTCCGGGAGCCAGTCCTCGACAGTCCACGGCATCAGCGGGCGCATCCCGAGGAGGGTGCGGCCAAGTTCCTTGTCGAATGGCCAGTACAGCTCGAACGGCTGGAAGCCACGGCGCATGAACTGCACCGCCTGCTCAAGCCACCCCTGCCAACCGCCATCGGCGTGGAGGTTCTCGAAGAGGGCGGTCCGCAGGAAGTCAGCCGCCTCCAGCTCCATCGCGTCGGCGTCGGGCACGTCCTCGACGGTCCACTTGCCGCTAAGAATCGGCAGCGTCATCGCGAGGTTCATCGCCTGGAGCACGGGGTCTTCCCGCACCATCCGCTCGTTCGTGCCGATGCTGTCCTGTTGCCCCCACCACTGCCCAGGCCCAAGGAGTCTGTTCGGCTCCAGCGAGACTTGCCCTGAGACGACGTCGACGCCTGTCCACCCGGACGGCTGCCGACTGCCGGTGCCCGCGAGAGACCAGGCGGCCTGCGGGTCGAAGTCCTCCGGCCAGACTCGGTGAATGCGACCGGAGTCGGCTGCGGCTCGCGCTGTCCGCTCGGTAACGTGGATGTTCATGCCGGGGAGAGGTCGATAGTCCACGGGCACAGGGTATGCACAGGCGGGCGCGTGGCGCAAGGGTGGAGTGTCTACACCCCGCACCGCTGGCGCACGTAGACGGCCACGGGCAGGCCGGCAGCAGCAGCGGCAGCCTTGAGGGTGGACCACTCGGCATCAGAGAAGCGGAGTCCGCGCTGACGGCGCTTGTCCTCGATGGGCGGGCGACCGCGCTTCTTCTGCTCGCTCATGCTCGCCTCCTCCAGTGCGCCGGCATCCCCCGGCGCCGGGGTGTGGGGTGGCGGCTAGTAGTCGACGCTCGCGGCGCGGTGGAGGTCTTCGAGTACCTGCGCAGTCGGCTTCGGGAACTTGTCGTCCCCGCGCTCCTCGCGGCGGGCGAAGCGGGCCAGCACGTGCCGCGCGTACCGCTTGATGTTGCGGATTGACCAGCGCACGTCCTCGTCGCACTGCTGGACCCAGGATGGATCGAGCGCTGTCGGGTCCATCGCGAGCAGTTCGCGGGCGACTTCCAGCCGGGGCGTGTCGACCGAACTGTCGGGCCGGATGGCGTCAAGGGTGGCAAAGGCGGCGACGAGGCGCCGGTGGTGAGTGTGCGCGGTGCTGTGGCTCATGGTGTCTCCGTGGTTCCCGTTGCTCATGAATTAAGTATAGACGGAAACACCCAGCGCGCAAGGGGATAATGCGTATTGCTGCAAAAGAATTGGAGTGGGCGAGCAGTCGAGCGTTCAGCGCCCGTCAAGCCTCTCCAGCCACGCCGCCAGCTCCGGCTCAGCGCGCATCAGTTCGCGGGTCCGCGGGTCTGCCATGTCCGGCCGGTACTCCTTGAGCCGCCACAGCGGCACCGGCACGGCCGTCCTGTACATGCGGTGGGCCTGCGGGTGCGTCAGCAGCACGCCGGCCGGGATGTCGGGCTTGCGGTCGGGGTCGGTGGTCACTCTGTCTCCACGTCGACCCGCGCGTACGGCGTGCCGGCGGTCTTCGAGTAGGCGGCGCAACCGGCAGGCAGTTCCAGCCACGCCCACCACAGGCCGGCTTCGGAACAGCCTCCGTCGCGGCGACCATAATCGGTATCGGGGTCTGACCAACTCGAATTATACGACTTCCAGTCTGCCTGCCATATGCCGTCACCATCCATGAGCACCACCACGCCGAAGTGGACGCGCTTGCGCGGAGGCGGGAATGACGTCGGCCCCTTCGGCAGCGGCACCTCCGCGGAGTGGAACCAGTGCAGGCGGTTGGGGTCGGTGATCATCGATCTGCAGCCTCCCGGGGGTCGGTGAACACCTCGATCGCTGCGGCCAGTTCCGCGAGTTCAGCCACGTCCGCGTCTCGCCGCTCACGCAGTTTGACCAGCCTATCCTCACACTCCTCGATGGACTTCTTGATGTATTCGAGGTCTTCGCGGGCGAGAGCCTCTGACCTCTGCAGGACCTGTAGTGCCGTGTCGTTCTTCATCGTCGCTCCTCGGCCGCCTCGTCATCCACCTCGACGACGATCGGGACTCCGAACGTGGAGTCGTCGTACTCGCGCGCCTCCAGCAGGTCGAGACCGCCAGTCCACAGGAAGGAATCGAACGGCACAGAGTCCTCCATCGGCGGCATGGCTGGCCCGCGGTAGATCCACCGCTCCGCCATCATGGTCTCCGTATCGACGGACTGGACGTGCATCACCGGCTCGCCCTCATACGCGGGTTGCAGGTAATCGGCGTCCCTGTGCGCGCTGTCGACCTTCATGACTCCACCTCCCGCCGCAGCCGCCACACGCCGTCAGACACCTCCACGACGTCGCGCGGCTCCAACCTCTCTTGAGTCACGCCACACCCCTGAGCGAGCGCCAGCGTCCACGAGTCGGCCTCGCCTGCGGTGGCGTAGTACACCCGCACGATCACCGACTCGCAAGGTCCGTGGTGGGCGCGATGGACTAGGCGGTCACCGGCACGCATGTCACACCTCAGCAGCGACCATGCCGAACACGAAGTCGCCAGCCTTCGCGCGGACCGCCCGACCAACAGAGTCGACGGTCACAGGTTCGCCTTGGAATAGCCGCTCGCCTGCGGTCACGATCGCGTAGTGCCGGCTCTCGCACCAGTCGCACACGACGTCACCGCCGCCGTAGCGCCGAGTCCCCGGCTCGTCGGGCAGGCGATCGCCGCAGCAGTCGCAGATCCGACGCTCGTTGGGGCGGGGGTCGCCTGTCATGGCTCCGACCCTGTCACGGTCTTGATTACGTTCAGGACTAGCGCGCTACGGTCCGTGACGATGGCGTGGAGCGTGTCACCAGCAGAGAAGGCGTCTGGCAGCCACACGGAGCAGCGACTTGCAGGTCGTCCATCGTGAACCCACCGCCCCGAGACGATGTCCCATGTCGGATCGGCAAACGTGGCGCATGGCGACTCAAACAGGCAGTAGACCCGCAGGACGTCAAACGCGCCGAGACGACTGGTCGTCAGCATCGCCCTCGACAGTTCGACGTGAACCCGAACGGACAGCGGCAGTGATTCGTCAGTCATGAGGTGGGCGCCTCCTTTCCGTCAGTCTACACCGTCGCCGTCTACATGCGCCTCGGATCGGCCGTCTCGCCACTCGTAGATATGCACGGTCGAGCCGAGCAGTTCGGGGTCGGGCGTGTCTCCACGGAACGCGCAGAAGGCGTCGTAGCCCATCGAGGTCCGCAGGATTGGCGGGTATGCCCAGAGGTGGGCGCCAGCGACGAACGTGTCTAGCCCGCCGTCGTCGTAGTGCCACCCTGCGCTTGACGTCTCTCGGCGGGCAACCACCACGCCGGAGGCTGTGGACACCAGGACCGCCATCGCGGGGTCGTCGGAGGGCGGGAGCCTGCCAGTCCACCAGTCGTCACCAGTGGGCCACGGGCCTGTCCAGTCGTCGGGTCGGTCAGGCATCGGGGGTCCCGTCGTCGTCTGCATACTCGCCTCGACGGAAGAAGCCGTCGCTGATCGGCGTGACCGTCCGAAGGCGCTTGGCGAGCGCGGCGCCCATGTCAACGGCGCGCTGTCGGTCGATGACCCGCTCGCCTTCCAGCAGGACCGGCCGAGCCTGAATCACGATCGGCGGGCGTGGCTCGTCGGAGATGCCGTGCTCCGCCTTGAACCACTCCAGGTTTGCGCGGAGGTCCGCTGCGGCCTTCGGGTCCACGACGCCATCTCGATGGATACGGGCGAACACGTCGGCAGCATCAGGAGGCTCGTCGGCGGACTCGGTGTCTGCAAGATCACGGAACCGCTCGGCCGACATGAACTGCACCGGCACACGGCGGGGGGCATCGATCTGCCGCTTGATGCTATCGACCACATCCTTGACTGACGGAGAGTCCTGCGCCCAGTCGTCCCTAAGCGCCTCGGTCCCGCTGTACGTGCCGGCCTTGATGAAGCCGAACGAGTCGGACCACATCTCCGCCCACACGTCCCGCACGAGCCGATGCTGCCGCTCGACGGTGGCGAACGCATCCGAGACAGCCAGGGGCACGGCGATCACCGCGTCGAAGATCGCCATAGCCTTCTCAGCCTTCGCGGCTGGCGTGTCCTCGCACGGTGCGCCGATCACCTGAGCTGCGTGGCAGTTCGCAACGGCGAGAGCCGATGCCGACAGCGCGATCCGCTTGATCGCCATCGTCCGGCGGCGGCGACACGAGGCGCACGTACACCAGCGAGGGACAGCAGGCAGCGGCGTGTAGTCCGCGACGGGGTACGGTGGCGGAAAGCGCTCGTAGCTCCAGGCGATCTCGTCCCACGGGCGAAGCATGGTCACGGCAACTCCAGCGCGGCCACCAGCAGGCCGGTCTCAGTCTCGGCGGACACGGAGAAGGACGAGCCAGCGCCCCAGTCGGCGAACCACTCCCGCTCCGACGGGTCACGGGCTGACGGGTCGCCTGGGGTGACGGTGAACAGCGGGAAGCGCTCGCGGACGAGGTGGAGCAGCCACCCCAGCACAAGCGGCGAGCCCATGTCCGGCAGGGGGTCGGCGATGTACTCCCCGCCCCAGTAGCCGTACTCATCGACCACACCGACTCCGCCGTCCTCGCGGACCTGATCGACCGAGTAGCCCTCGTCCCCCGCGAGAGGAAGACCGGCGGCCCACCGCCATCGAGGCGAGGCCACAGCCCGGCGGGCGAGGTCGAGGTCCATCACTCCTCCGGCATCTCGTGTTCGGCGGTCACGATCTCAAGGTCAGCAGCAGACCTCGGCACAGGCCCGGGGTGCGGAGTGAAGTCTCGCGGGCCACCCTCCACACGGTCGAGGTAGTCGTTCAGGCTGCACTCCACCATGTCGGCCACGGCGTCGCGACTGTTCACCTGTCCGAGCGTCGACTCCAGCACGTCTTGCGCTCGCCACTCCCACAACTTGCCGGTCTTCATCGAGCCGTCGTCCATGCCGAGCGCGGCTTCAACGGCTGACACCTTCGACAGCGGGATCGGGCGCCTGCCGGTCTCCCAGTCCTTCCACGTGCCAGCCGCTACCCCGGCCCGCTTGGCGGCAACCCGGATGGACAGACGCGCCACCCGGGAGCGGTAGCGTTCGAGATACCCGAGGGTCTTGACCCCTGCGGCGGTCTTCAAGGTGGCGATGGTCACCCCAGAAGTAGACCCGATCTGGGGGTGTTCGTCAAGTGACTTACTGTTCGTCAGTGCATCTTCGCCGACGTCGAGCGTTCAGCGGTGTTCGTCACTCTGCACACCCCCTTATATAGCCCCGTTCGGCCAGAACACCTCGGATTCTGCCGCTACCCGCTACCATCCCACGCGCCACCGTCCCACCCCGCCGGGTCCGGCACGCCGATCTGAGTCCACGGCGACGGTGCTGCGGACGTGGGCGACGGCAGGGCGAGGCGCGACTGCCAGCGCTTCTCCAGGACCGGCACGAACAGGTAGCGGGCGAAGTCGATCAGGTGGCTGTGCTTGTCGTGCTTGCCGTTCCATCGCCGCGCTGCCGAGATGAACGGGCGGGCACGCTCGTGGACCATCAGCGCAGGCTCGTCACCGCCGAAGGACTCGTCTAGGACGTGGACGCCATACGCCACGGACCCCGGCCCCTTCTCGGCCGAGTCGATGCGGAACGGCGGACGGGCGGTCCCTGCCAGCTCGGCAAAGGCTGCCTCGAACTCGTCGTTCACCTTCACGAACTCGCTGGACTTGCCGGCCGTGTTGATGTCGCCCACGGCGCTGTCGACGTGGTGCAGCGACAGTCCCAGCCTGTCCAACATGCTCGCCACTGCGGCGGCGTCCTGGTGGACCGTGGTGCGTCCTGGAGATACGTAGCAGTCGAGGAGCCATGCCCTGGGGTCTTGCGGCCTGTCGACGTACGCAGCGACGCCCCACGCCTCGCGGCCGGTCAACTCGCCGTGGTCGCCGCCGATGCGGATCCGGATCTGCTCGCCGGTCCGCAGGCCGGGCAGTTCGAGCAGCGAGTCACCGCCGAAGACGCACCGGGCATCATCGAAGTTCGCCAGCCGACGATCGGGCGCCGGACCGTACCGGGCAGCGTCGATCCGCTGCGCTCGCTCCCATGGCTTGCACCGGCTGATCTGCAACTGCCGGTTCTCCTCGCTCCGGTGCGGCGTCGTCTCAGGGCGGAGCGGGACGATGTACTCCTTCCACCCCTTCGCCTTGTCGTCGATCTCGTCCCAGTACCAGCCGAGGTCGTCGTTGTGGCGCACCGACTCGGGCGGTAGCGCGGTGAAGCCGACGTAGACCGGCGCCATCGTCGTGGCCGTCGCCCGCATCAACTCGCCCCAGTGGCGGGAGGTGGGCAGCTCGTTGACGACGACGATGTCAGCCCAGATACCGGCGATGGCTTGCGGGTCCTGGAGTCCAGACCGGAAGATCACCCGGCCGGTTGTCGTGGCGAGCATCCGGCGACCGCCGTAGAAGTAGCCCTTCTCCGGGGAGTAGACGCACCCGGGCTTGATGATGGCGGCCGTGTGGAAGTCGTGGAGCGAGCGGCACACGTCGTCGGCGTAGGCGTTCTCAAGGTCTGCCGACATGTACAGGACGACAGCCGGCCTGCCCTTCGGCGGCCTGTGGACGGGGTGGAGGCCGAGCAGGAACGACCAGACGATGAGCGCTAGCTCGGTGCTCTTGCCGACCTTGTTCCCGCCGATGATGCTGATCTGCGGTGTCTCGTCGTGGAGGATCGCCTTCTGCCACGGAGCAGCGCCCCACTCGCCGACACCCGGACGGTTGACCATGAACGCGGATACCGGGTTGGCGGCCTCGATCGCGTCGAGTTCGTCTGCCTCGGCCTGGACGGCGGGGTCACTCAGTGCGGGGTGCACCACTGGCGGGCCGTCAGTTCGGCTGATCGTCGATGGCGATGACGTCCAGTCCGATGCGCTGGAGCAGCCTGTGCCGGCGCTCGACTAGCTCCTCGGGCGAGACGACGGTGAGCGTCGAGTCGATGGTCACCGGAGTCTCGATCCGCTTGAGCGCCACCAGTTGAGCCGCAGCAGTGCCGCCCATCCTGGCCAGCACGTCCGGCGTGATCTCGCCCCGCTTCTCTGGGTCCGCCAGCCGGTCCAGTAGCTCGCCCCACGACCGCGACAGGACGGCAGACGCGAGGTCTTCTAGGCTTGCGCGCGCGGACGTGACAGCGTCGCGGAACGTCGCATCATCCCGCCTCCACCTGTGAACCGTCGTGTGGTCGATCCCAGTCGCCTCCTCGACGTCTCTGTACGACCGCCCTTCGGCCAGCAGCGCGGCTGCCTCGGCCTTCTGCTTGTCGGTGTAGGCCATCAGTCTGCATCCTCACAGCGCGCCTGTTCCCGCTCGGCCACCCGCGCCCTTGCCTCCTGCCGTCCAGTTCGAGCGTCCTCCTGCATCTTCCGCGTTGCCCCGTTCATCTTGTGGGCCTTGCACATCAGGCAGCCGGAGCGCCTGTTCTTCGGGCGGCGTCGCTTGTGGTGCATCATCCCTCCAGCACAGCGCCCACCGGTGGCCACGGCTTGACCGGCAGCGGTGCGTGGGCAAGATCACAGCGCAGTTCGCCGCCATCGACCACCGTGCAGCATGAGACGTGCACGCCAGCGCCGTCTACCGAGACAACCTGCTGGACAGTGTCCTTGTCGATGATCGGCACGCACACCTTCTGGAGCCTGACGATGCTGGAGCCTTCCGGCGTGACTGCGACAGTCTGGAGCCTGTGCGGAGGCTCGTCCCACCTGATGCGCTGTCCGGCCTCTGGCCCTGCGGCGACCATCATCTCGCCGGGTTGGCGTGGAGCGCCGCCAGTTCGTCGCGCTGGGCAGTCACCGCCTCCTGCAGCGCCTTCACCTCGTCCGTCAGCCCGTCGATCCGCGACGCTACCGATCCGCCGTAGCAGCCTGGCCACTCGATGCCGGTGGACTCCATCATGCGGTCGACGGCCGCGCGGGCGGCTTCCAGCGTGTTGTCGTCTAGTTGGGCGCTCATGCTTGACAGCATGCCCCTGCCGTGCGTCGGAGGCAAGCCCATACCGCCCAGTCAGCCGCGCTCCGCCAGCGTCGCCCTGATCAGGTCGCACACCGCCTTGTCATAGTCGCTCATCATTCCGTCGTACCAGTGCTCTAGTCGGTGGCGGAGATAGCCGACCATGCGGCCCTCTTCCTCATCGTCAATCGGGTCCGATGCTCCGGTGTGCGAGCCGTGGAGGCTGTCGCAAATCGCGAAGATGCCGGCCTTGAAGAGAGGCTGGTCGCTGTCGTCTCGTGCGAATCGGTTCATCGGACGTGCTTCCATGACTGCCGCTTCGCCGCCGCCTCGGCCGTCGTGTAGACCAGCCCCAGGTCTCTGGCGATCACGCTGACGCGCTCGCCTCCGTCGAACCGCCTTCGTATCAGGCGGACAAGATCGTCCGTCAGCACGGCGACCGGGTTCTCCTCGCCCCTCAACGGGCCGATCAGGTCTTCCGGCGCCCTCGCTGCGGACGGCCTGTTGAGCCACTTGTACCCACGCTCTGCCACCCTGATTTTCTTGTAGCAACCGTGGCAGTAGTCCCGAGTCGCCATCTTTCGGTCGGGGCGCCCGCACTTCGGGCATGTCTGCGAATTCTTCCAGCACGACCAGCACTGATCCACGCCGTGGTCCATTCGCGCGCCGCAAGCGCAGACCGGGCGAGCGGCAACAGACGCCCTTCCCCCTTCGGCCGCGTGCTTATCTGCAAGGTGCTTTCCCTTGCTGGCGATCAACTCAAGGTTCGCCGGGTCGTTGTTGAGCCCGTCGTGGTCGATGTGATGGACAACTTCGGCCGCGAACAACCGCCTGCTGATCTTCTGCTCCATCACGAGTCGATGCTCCATCATCCACCCCTTTGCCGGGGAGTCAGGGTGGTCCGGGCGATAGACGAGCCAGTACGCCGCCTTCCGAAAATGGCGCTGCTTGCGGGTGCCGATTGGCGGAGGCTTGTTACTCATGTCCACACACTACCGCAGGACAACGGAGAGCGCTACCCGAACAGCGACGGCTGGCCTGTAAGCGCATCACGGGACGGCCATGCATGACGGGAAACCGGCGGGCGGTTGAGGGTCAAAACCTCACGCTGTTGTTTTGAAAAAGTCCTTCTCTGGCCCCTCCTGGCCGAAGTGATGTCCTCGGTGAACCAGTCTGCTCCGGTCGCCTCAGCCATCAGCACGTCGAGCCCTTCCGCTTCACTGATCGCGACCGTCGCCCCGACCCGATGCCACGCGGCACAGACCCGAACCACAGCCTCCCGGTCAAACTCGTGGAGGTAGCCTGTCGTGTTGAGGTAAGGGGGATCTGCATAACAGACCACGTCCGCCCCCTCGACCCCGTAAGCCTCCAGCACCGCCGCCGGGTCGATCTCCTCCGCGCCGCAGCAGAGGACGGAGGTGGTGGGCATGGTCGGCAGCCTGTGAAGTGCAGCGGCAGCCCCACGGCGCGTCAGATTGGCGTCTGTGTCGCCCCACGCGTTCTCTGGGACCTTCTTCCAGTGGTCCCCATCACCCCTCCACGAGTTGCCGAGCACCCACAACCGCGCCGCCACGTCCGCGGCCGAGTCGGAGAACTCCGTCCCGCCATGCGTCGTCCCACCCTTCCCCGTGTTCCGCCACGACCCGTCCGCGTGCGTCGTCGCGTGGATCAGCCGGTTGGAGGCGCTGAGGACGAGGTGGCGGGCGACGGGGAGGGCGTCGGTCTTCCTTGCGACGTCGGCGCGCGAGGCGCCGTATCTGCCGCCAGTCTCAGGATGGACGAAGCCCCGGAGGCCGCCGCCATCGTCTCCCGCGTTGTATGAAACGCTGATAGCGTACAACCACCCTGCCTCCCGCTCCGGGCTCGTCTCCGGCCGCTCCTTCCGCAGCCTATCCCAGAGGCGTCGGGCGTCTTGCTTGCCGGTGCTGATCGGGTCCTCCCGCGTCGAGCACTCCGGGCAGAAGGTGTCCGCCAGCGTCGGATACGTGATCGGCAGTGATTCGACCGCACCCTCTGATCGGGTGTCCTCGCCCTCGACGTGCCCGTTCGGACACGGCACCCACGACCGAATCACCTCGGCCACCGCCTGCGGCCCGCCGGGGGTCGTCAGCAGCGCGAGGGTGCGGGCGAGTTCCAGATCGGGCTCGACCCACAGGAAGGCGTCTGGGGCGGTGTGCAGGCCCAGGGCGCCCTTGATGGCGTCCGAGTAGCCGGATTTTGAGCCCATCCGCGAGACTGGGAACTTCGCCCCGACAAGCGACCACGACAGCGCGGCAGTACCCGCGCAGACCTCGACCAGTAGACGTGTCACGCCTCTCGCCTCCTCTCCACCGGCAGCCGCACGTTCGCCAGTTCGTCCCGTCCCAGGAACTCGATCGCGAGCCGCTTCGCCACGTAGTCGACGATGCTGGTCGCCATCTTGATCTGAGCATCGCCCTGCACCACGCCACCGTCATCCGTCCGCACGAACAGGTAGGCGTCCACAAGGCTGTCGAGGCTGCACCCACACCGGAGCGCCTTGGTGAACGCCAGCGCCCACAGGTCCGCCCACGACCGCGTTTCAGCGTCGGACTGCCGGAGGTGCTTCTGGAGCCAGATACCGGCGCACCGTCCATCCTCGGCGATGTCAGCGGTGAGATAGACCTTCGCCCCGCCGATGGTGACCTCCCACGTCAGGTTCTGGATCCGGCTGGCGCGTAGGGCGCTCACTTCGGCCCCCTGACCACCAGCGCTCTGCGAGGACCCTTGCCTCGGACGTGCGGCCGGACCGGCACCAGCACCGCGACCATCGACTCCGGCAGCAACTCCACGGGGGTCCAGTCGTCTCGCTCCATCGCTCGCTCCTCGGTTGTGACGATCCGCCGGGTGTGCTTCCTGACGTCGTGCTCCGCGGTCACCCGTGGCGTCCCGAGCACAATCCCCCGTCCGATGCGTCTGGGCGGCTGCTGTCCGCACCTGACCGGCTCCTTGTGGCGCACGATGTGGCGGGCGTCCGGCGACAGGCGAACCGTCTGGTACGGCTTCGCTCGCGGGTCTCCGCGCTTGCGGGCACGTCGGGGTGACGATGGCGTGTGCTCGCCAGCCTCCCAGCCCGGAAGGACGGAGCGCACCCACAGCGGATTGGCGACTGCGGCGAGAGTTGCCACGAGCAGGCGGTGAAGCCTGTCCGTCGCAGCGTCGCCGGTCTCTTTCGCTGTGATCAGGAATGACGGACCGACGTTCTGAGAGTCGCCCGAGCACACCCCGTGAATCGTCGGAGAGTACTTCACGCCTTCGATCTGAACAGCATCCGTCGTGAACACTGGCGGGCCGTCGCCAATCCCCGCGGTGGCGCAGTAGAAACCATCTACGTCGAAGTCTGGGATGTTGAATCCGCCGGCCGTCTCTGACGCCACGTACTGAGGGTGTAGCGGACGGAGGGCGCCCAGAGACGCAGCAATCGGCACCTCCTCAAGGGCGGCCATTGCGGCAGAGTCGAGCATGACGATGCGCCCACCTCCGCGACTCCACAGATCGACGGCTTCCTCGATCCCGGCCAACCGCTCCTCTGTCGCCTCGGGTGGACGCTCCACCTTGTGCCAGTCACACGCCAGTCGACGCCTCATCACTCCTCCACCTTCCATCCCCGCTTGCCAGGGCACTCGCCCACCCGCTCGTCCCACCACGCGAACACAGCCTCGTCCTCCGGCGTCATGCCCTGCCAGCGCCGATCTGCTGCCTGCTCCAGGACGTGGCAGGCGCGGCGCACCTCCCGCTCCGCGTCGTCGATGCCGGTACCGCGCTGATGCCAGCAGAATCCGCAGTCGCCGTCGCGGTTCATGGCTGGTCCGGGAGCAGGACGTGGCGGATGACGGTTCCGCCGGGGCGCACGTCACGCCATTGCCGATCGCCACTCCTTCCGTCCACCTTCACCGCAACCAGTGAGGCGGCTCGCTTGTCCCAGTGGCCGGCAGGCTCCAGCCAAACGACAGCCTGCGCCCCCTCCGGCACCTCGCTCGCGTCCGGCAGCGGGCCATCCACGACAGCGAGGCGGGCGCCGATGGACTCGCGGAACACCCGGTACTCCGACACCACGGAGGCGTACTGAGTCGCCATCACCGCAATCACGTTCGGCAACTCCTCGATGTCGTTGAAGCCCACCTCGCCGCCGAGCGTGGCGAACACGTCGCGCAGGGGCGCCCGCAGCCGCTCGTTCTCCGCCTGCGCCGCCGCCAACCGCTCGACAGCGTCCTGTGCGTGCCATCCCACATCCCAGCACATCCACTCCAGCGAGTCGTCGGGGTGCGGGTTGCCGTCGCAGGGATCGCCGTCCGTGCGTGCGCCCTCGCCTGCCGCTCTTGCGGCGTCCATGCGGTGGTGCTCGTCTATGTGCTGGCGGAGTAGCGCCTCGCGGGCCTGCGCCTCGTCCAGCGCGTCGCTCATGTCGTTGATGGTCTTGCGGTACTCGGCGCAGCGGTCGGACAGCCTGTCGCGCTCCTCGATCAGGGCGCTACTCATCGTCCTTCTCCCGCTGCTGCACCCTCGGCGGCTCCGGCGGCAGTCCGGCGAGGATCCGCTTGCGGCGCTTGCGCTTGTACTCGTCCAGCGAGAAGGGCTTGACGCGCTTGACCTTGCTGGCAGAGGTGTACGAGATGTCAAAAGGCATGGTGTCTCCGGGGGTTGGGGGGCGCGCGCCCATCTGCCGGTCATGGGATGCAGTCGTCATCTGAATAGTCGGGTGGTGGTGGTCACGGGTACCGCTCCCGGTTGCGTGCAGCGGCGGCATAGCCCTGTCTGGCCAGCGCCTTCGTCTCGTCGGTCGTCGTCCTCCGCCAGTCCTGCTCGCGGTTAGCAAAGCGGGCGTGCTTGCCGACCCATGCGACTTCGATGTCACCGGTCGCGCCGCTCCGCTGCTTACGAACCAGCACTTCCGCCAGTCCCTCGTTGTCTGGACGCTTGACGTAGACCTCTTCGCGGTACAAGAACAAGATCACGTCTGCGTCCTGCTCGATCGCGCCGGACTCTCGGAGGTCGGACATCAGCGGGCGCTTGTCGGCCCTCTGCTCCACTCCCCTGTTCAACTGGCTTAGCGCGATCACTGGGACGTCGAGGCGCTTGGCGAGCAGCTTGAGCTCTCGGCTGATCGAGGACACCTCTTCCTGTCGGTTGCCGAATCTTCCGTCGCCGCGCATCAGGGTGATGTAGTCGATCACGATCAGGTCAACAGGCTCCCGCGACATCAATCGCTCAACCGCGGCGCGAGCCTTCGACGGCGTCAGGTCGGGCGAGTCATCGAAGTAGATCGGCAGCGAGGAGGCGCCCTCGACAGCGGCCAGCAACGGGGGCCAGTCGTCCTGCCTCAACTTGCCGGTCCTCATCCTGTGCGAGTCGACGCGGGCCTCTGACGAAAGCGTCCGCGAGCCGAGCGACTCTGACGACATCTCCAGGGAGAAGAATGCGACCCCGGCCCCGGTGCGCGCTGCCGCGACTGAGATGCCCAGGGCGAGGGCGCTCTTGCCCATCGACGGCCTCGCCGCGAGGATGATCAGGTCGCCGCCGTGCAGTCCGGCGAGAATGGCATCAAGGTCCGTGAGCCCTGTCGGGAGTCCGACGAGGTCGTTAGGTGAACGGCTCCGCGCCTGCATCGCGTCGAACGTCTCCGTCAAGACGTCCGAGATGTGCCGCCAGTCCTCCCGCTTGCCCGACCGCCTCCGCAGTTCCCCACACCTCTGCTCCAGCAGTGCGAGCGCATCCTCCGGCCTGCCGGCCGCCGCATGCCGGATCTCGTCCGCTACGTGGGCCAGAGACCGCCCTAGAGCCGCTGACCGCACGATCTCGACGTAGGTGTCGATGCTCCGCACGGACGGGCAGGCGGCCGTCAGGTCGGCCAGCAGGCGTAGTCC